CAGTCGGCACTATGACCTGCCCAATACTATTATTACGAAGTGCATAAACGGCGTCTTGTTGGTGAGGACGGAGTTTAATCATAATCTAAGTGGTTACAATACAGTGGTCATTTCAAGGTGAGTAATTCTGTCACATGAAACATTCGAGACCTACAGGTTCACCGAACGAGTAATCATAAGTAAGAGCATCATGACACACATAATGAGGGTGATCAACTGACACACCGAGATTCTTACACAGTTCTGCGTGATTGTCCTCCATAAATTCTACCGCATACAACATATTATCGTTGATATGTGATAACTCATGATATTTCAATAATTCTGTCTGCAGAGCGACTAGGAAGTTACCTGACCCCGCCGAGTTGTCAAGAAAAGTGGAGTTCTTATTTTTCAGGACAGATTCAGGGATCTCTGATACCATCTGGGCACACAGTTCTACTGGTGTGAATACTTCACCAGTGGCATCAATACGTTCGTCTGAACGTACAACAGATGAGCCAACATTCTCGTTATGTTTGTTCTTAGCTGGCATACTGTTCTTTTACAATACTACGTAGATTTTCCCAGAAGACAACATTATTGTCAACACGTCTTGCCATCTCCTTGTAACCAATACAATGGACATTTGCCATAGCATGTTTAGGATGAACTCCCTTACAAGAGGTGACAATGATTACATTTTTACCATTATATTCCAGTCCCTCATTCATACAAGCGTCTGCTGCTATGTTACTGATATTGTCCTCATTCGTCAGATACTTGGTAGGATCTGCCTTAAACTTACACTGAATAACATTAGGTTTTCCGTCTAAAGTAGAGAGTCCACGTCCATCAATACCCCTGTCATATTCAAAGTTTGGTTCATAATCAGCAGTGTAAGTTAGAGTATGATCCCCATTGAAAAACTTAAAGAAGTACTCAACAAACCACTCAAATCCGTCGCCCATGAATGATAGTGGTTCGTACAGATCAGGGTCCTGTTGCTTACCCATAGCAACCAACTTCTTAAAAAAGGTTGACAGTTTATTGTCGGAGATTAGAGAAGGGAGATCCTCACAATCGTATCCGAATGTGTGTTGAAGTTTCATTTGAGCGGATCTTTGATGTAAGAGAACATTTGTTTTGAACTTACAGTGGAAGTTTTAACCTCTTTAATAACTTGTTTGCCTTCATCAGACAAGAACCAATCATACAGTTGTTGTGCTTCTTCCTCTGTATCTGTGATGAGAGCTAACATTCCCAGACCCAAACATGCATCATACTGTTTCATCCTAATAGGACCAGTTTTGCCCAGATGGTTAGTGACATTCATCACAATTCCATATTGATTAAGACCAATATGTTCACCAGTTTTATCACGTTGAATCAGGGGTTCAGTTCTACCAGAGGCAACAATGATAGGAACTCCACTCTCATCATGATCAATCTTATTTGCTGCAATTTTACCTCTAATCCAACGAGGTGCCAAAGATTCATCATAAGGAATCTCTTTCTTATTGGGTGAAGTGAGGAACACCAAAGAATCCTTAGTAAGTGTTTCTTCCTTTACAATTCCACCCATATATTCCACCCTAGTAGGACCTTCATGATTTACATCATGAGTGACAACACAGGTGAGAATTTCTTGGTAGATTCCAAACCTTTTGGAATCAATATAAGTGATGCTGGACACTTTACCAGAGTTGAAAAGATTGCGACGGAAGGTAGAACGAGGATCGGTAAAGTGTTTAGCCCTAATGATCATTTTTGTAACATCAGAACGTTTCACTCCAAGTTCAAAGAATACGCTGTCCAAACTCTTATTATTAGAAGAATCCGAAGATGTATCAGAGTAAGGAGGATTGCCAATAACAACATCAAAATCCATATCGCACCTGTTATAGTTGTTCATCGGAGGGACATAGTATTTAATTGTGGGTGAATTGTCACACACACTTTTAATACTATCATAATACTTTTGTTGTAAAGGTGTCAAGTTTTGATGTACATTCTCCAATACAACAATATTAGTGTAACCCTGCTCTCTAAGATGTGAAGTCAGGATAAGAAAGGCATCATGCACACCTATACATGCATCTTTGGGAACATCAAGCTCATCAATCATAGCCAATGCAAGTTCGTCAGGGATAGGTTGTCTACCATCAACAGGCTTGACTCCTTGATTGAAATCTTTGGTTGCTTTAATCCTTAGTTTTTGAAAGGGGTTGAGAGTCAATGTTGTCATGCTAGTGTTTCTTATACTATAGGGGACATTTAGAGGTGAGTTATTCTATTACAGAGACATTTCACTGTATTCGGTGTTATTGAACAACTCCTCAAGAATCTGACTGTGTTGCCACTGAATGTTGTAGTCAGAGATCATCTTACGAAGCTTATCGCGGTCAAGATCTTCAACAATCTCTTCTTCTTCACCACGTCCACTCATCTCATGCAGAATGTCGGACACAGGAACACCTTGCGTTAAGAGTTCATTGATAATCAAACGAATGGTTTGTTGTGCATCGTCAGTCTCGTCTGCGTGTTGAACGATGGTAACAATACCATACTTCTTACCAGGTGACTTACGGATAACACGACCCATTGCCTGGACAGACTTGATCTTAGAGGACATGTTACGCAAGAACAGTGTACCCGTAAATGCCTTCACGTCAATACCTTCACCGAGCATATCGTAGTGGAGGACAATCATCTTCTGAGTCAAGTCTTTACCAAGTTCATCCAACTTAGTGATGAACTTACCTTTATCAGACCCACTACAAATCTGTTCGTTATTGATATAACCACCATTCACACTGTCGATGGTCAGAACATCGTAACCCTTACCATTAGCCCACTTAAGAATAGACTTACGAATGGCATGGATGGACTTAGTACCACGACATGCGACAAGAATCTTGTGTGCTCCAGTCTCATGATGTTGTGTCTCGTAATAATTAACCGTCTCCATAAGAGAGTCAACGTCAACACTAACCTCATCAAGATTATGTGACTGAGCATCACTCTGAAGGAGATGGATTACAGGGCGTACGATGATACCACGGTTGACAAGATCCTTGAAGTTGACATTAGCAATATGTTCACCATATACACTAATGTTATCCATACCTGCACCAGTTTTACTCCCAGATTGTGTGTACTTAGGAGTAGCCGTGAAGTAATAATTATTGTCTGCAATGCGTGACATACCTTCCACTGCCGGGAAGTGGTCACTCTCTACTGCATTATGTGCCTCGTCATAATATACGACAGAGGCAGGAATCTCTGCCGATACAATACGCTCAAGACTGTCATAGGTTACAAACAATACGAGAGGTAATTGTGCCTTCTGAGCAATACGATAAGTGTCACGAATCTCGTCTACAATAGTAGTGGGAGACTTGGGTGGGTTGATGCGGAACTTAAGAGCCTTACGATCACGTTGAAAGATCTTACCTTCTGACGAAATCTGACGATACATAAAGTTCACATCAGGTAGATGTTTATCAAATTCAGTGAACAATTGTTGACATAAAAGAAGTTGAGGTGCAACAACAACGACCACATTACCAGGTGTCAAGAACCTACGTGAATCGGTGATCATTGAAAGAGTTTTGCCACCACCCGTAGGGCAAGAAATGATACCTTTGTCGTGAAACTTCAAGGCATCAAGAATTTGTTGTTGGTGTGGGTAAAGAGTAATCATAATGTGGTAGTTGTTTCAATAAAGCTATAATAGGACACATTATCCCCCGTTGTAAAGGGGACTTGTGCCACTATCTCAACTGTCCTCAGGAACCGAAACCGTTATGGAAGTTGGCGTAGGCGAACTCGGTACGATCTACCAGTTTGACTGAACCATGGGTTTCAGAATGAAACACATAACCTTCACCACTACATTCTTTGCCATTGGGAAGATAAGATTGTGGTGCATCAGTCACAATCAAACTGTCCATAATATCCAGTTTAATTTCCATCACATATTGGTACAGATTAGCCAGGTGTTGGCAACCCAGAATGTCAGTAAGTGTGGCATCATCAATATACTGACCAGATTTGATGAGTTGATTGATTGCAATCTTTGCCTTGGCTGCCTCCTTGTCAGTCAGAAACTTGATACCTTTGGTGTTAATCTTGGGTGCAGTTTCCTTTGGAGGGATACGATCGACAGAAGGTTGAACCCACTTGACAATATCAGTATCTTCCAAAGTTTCAGTCAAAGGAACACAAACATTTTGCCACATCTCAGCATACACATTGACAACAGTGTGTGGAGCGATAACCAATTGTTGGTCAATCGCCTCAGGGAAAACATAAGTCAGAGTATTCTGAGTGAATACATCAGTCTTACCAAAACCAAGCCAATCGCCCCAGTAAATTTTACCAGTACGAGGAAGATATTTCAAACAACGAGATAAAATATCTACTACTTCCATCTGATGACCAAAGTGGGTCAAAATATCCTCTTGTGTATAACAAAGACGAATCTTCTTCTTGTTGAATGCAGCTTTGGTGCAACAGAAGAACTTACCATTGGCAGGATTAGTACCCCACACCAAACTCATACCGTCCATCTTCATAGAGATGTGAGCACGATCATACAGAAGATCAAAGACTGACATATCGCCAGTCAAAATAAGATCTTCGGGGTGAGAAATGTGTGTTTGTGTCATAATATGGTGTGGTCTCGTACTATAGGTGACCTTTCAAGGTGAGTAATTACGTCAGGGGAGAACTACCCAAACTTTGTCATCAGGTTTCATGATAGTATGATTATCAACATAACGAGTTGCTTCTACATTCGTCATTGAATAATTAGTTTCTAAAAATGATATTGATTCTGATTTTGA